CCGGCAGGAGTTCTTTAAGCATTTGCGCTCTTGAAATTGCCATTTCTTAGATCTCCTTAAACGCCAGTGGTGTTTCTGTACTGATGCCCAACGTTAAATATAAACAGAGCATCGGTAAATGAATCACCGATTGAGCTTTCTGGCCCATCATAAAAATCATAGATCTTTAGTGGGAATGTATTGGTTGTAGCAACCGAGTCTGCATCAACAGCATTTTTGCTATTACCTATGCTGGTAGATCCAGCAGTTTGAATAACATCAAAGTTTGCGCCTATTGCTGTTTGAGCAATCGTGCCATCACCCTGCATTAAAAAGACCACATCTGGATCTGTTAATACATAAGCCATGATATCACTCGCAGCAGTAGATGCTGGGTATTGTTGATTGAACGTTAGTTGTCCCGAACTTGGATCGGTATATTTGCATCCCATAAAAATACCAATAGTGGTAAGAGATGCAGTACCCGTGTCCTTTTCAACCGTTCCAGCAGAAACTAATTTAACAAAGTCTCCGTTGAAAATAGCTGTCGCGTAGCCACTGGCAATTTTGATGTGCTGAACTTTTCCGGTAAAGGAACCGCTTGCGCTCATCGTATTGACAGGTCTAGCTCCAAAAGGTGCAGCTGTACTAGCCATTGTTTATTTCCTTACAAATCAAAAGTTTATTATTTACCGAACTTACTGACTCGTGATGTTCTCTCTGGTGCTAATAAAGGCATTCGAGAGTCGCCTTCTCGTAAGTAGTTTCGGTCTACACTTTCCATCTGTTGCGATGCTACGTCTTCGTAATAACGCTGTCGTGATTCCGCAACTTCCCGTGGAGCCTTACAAAGCAACAATCCACCTATATGTACAGCACCCGGATACTTACTATTCTCATCCGCTACAATCTCAAGCTCTGGATGATCTTCGATTCTGCATGGCTCCCAGCCTTCCCTAAATCTCATAGAGACATTAGTGGCATCAGACTGACCTTGCATATCTGTTCTGATATATCGAAAAACATATCCGTCTTGTGGTATCGGATCAGGTAGAAGTGTTGGCGGTACAAACGTTTTAGGTCTCTCGCTTTCGCTTCGCGTCTCCATTTCTCTTGGTGCTCTTTCTTCAGACATCTTAATTCCCCATTTGTTTTAGAGCGTATTGCTCTGGTGTAATTCCTAATCGTTTGCACAAAGCTATTTGAGAACTATTGAGCTTCACTTGACGCTTGCCCCCGCTTGTTCTCTGTGCTGATGCTACGACCGTATTGGGTTTGCTTGACGTATTTTCTGACTGCTGTTCTTCTTGTACGCCAAATGCCTTTGGAAAAGACTTTCTCAACGCCTGATCTATTGCCTCAAAGTATTGTGATGAATTTCTCTCCACGCCTCTTTTAGACAACATCTCATCCAGCCCGTAAGCAAATCCTGTAACTGCTTCATTTCCGGGTGCGCCGAACCAAGTATTTTTTGCCAGCCAAGTCTGTAGTCTTGGATCTAGCGGTTGTTGCGATGGCTGCTCCACCGATTCTGGAGCTTGTTGCTCCGTAGACGGCTGCTGCATTTGGGGTTGATAGTTATCTAAATAAGCTCTATCTGCCTGTACCCTTGCAAGCTGCTCTTGAGCAGCAACCATTCCATCTGTATCCCCATCCTCATGGGCTTTCTTATATCTTTCTCTGGCAGACTCTAATTCTGCCTGTGTTCTTGTTTGAACACTTTGTAGAAGAGCTTGTTCACTCTGACCAACCAAACCCTGCAATCTGCTGTTTTCATCTTGGGCTTTTTTGGCAAAAGCAATAGCTTCTTCTTTTAATCTCTCAGCTGATTCTTTTTCTCGACGCTGCTGATGATATTCGTATTTCAGACGATTAATTCTTTTCTTAACAGTTTCGTCTTGAGTTTGAATCTCTTCGTCTATGTTGAATGGCTCAACATTTTCTCTGACAGGGCGACGATCTTCTTCTGGAGTATCATCTACCGCTATAACTTCTATCTCCTCTTGGGGAGATATTATTTGTTCGTTTTCTTCCAATGCTGCCTCAGACACGTTTTATACCTCTTGGATCTTGTACTACCGCTTCGGGTGTATCGTCATTGATTAATCGAAACTCTTTTCCATGAATGCTAATTCTGGTTCCGCTGTATGATCTCATTAATACAAAATCACCTTCTTTACACCACGGCCCCGTAGGAAATCGCTTTTCGTCTTTATAACAATCTGGCCCCATCGCTATTACAAAACCAACAATAGAAGCTACTTCTTCTATCTCTAATGTTGACTTTGCTTTTAGTATCCCTCCTTCTGTTTTTTCCTCGATCTCAGGTAATCCAATAAGTATATGATACCCTGTCGGCACTGGAAGCTGTGAAGCTAATTCTGCCTCACCTTCGTCCTCCTTGCCAATGGATCTGATATCCACTGCTTTATCTGTCATATTTTCTCTCTGCAACACTTAATGGGAAGTGTAGAACCCTTGTACCCTGCTGGTACTATTCTTCTGAAAAGACTTTCTCTGCTACAGTTTTAATCTCCAAGACAGACTTTTGTATGCCTTCGATCTGTCCTCTGCACTGAGAATACTCCTCAAAAGACTTAACCGATCCAGAAACAAGCTTATCTATCGCAGCTTGCTCTAAGTCGTTTAAACGTGACAATATCAAATCAACAAACTGTGGGTCAACAAAATTAGCCATTTCTTCTAGGGTTAGTTATTGTTTCTGCTATCTTGCGACCTATCTCTGCGCCCTTGCTCTTCTCTAACATACGTTGCCTTTCTAATCTTTCATCTCGATCATTAGTGGCTCCAACGATATTAGCCCCAAGCTCTGCCCCAGCAATTTTCTCATTGCTATCTATCTTCATCTGAGTTTGTTCTTTTTGTGCCTCGATCTTAAGAAGCTCCAGCATTTGACGCATCTCTGCTCTTGCCTGATCCTGCGCTATCTTAGCTGCCTGATTCTGGACTCTCTGCTGATCTACTTGTGCTTTACTCACTGCCTCTTGCTCTTCTAATGCAAGCTCACGCTGCTTCAACTGCAATACAGGATCTTGTGCTTGCGCTGCCTGTTGCTGTTGTTGTGCTTCTGCCTGATTCATATTGAGAAGCTGCTCTGCTGCTTGCGCTACAAGAGACGAAAGCTTTGCTTCTACTTGTGGCGGTAGATCTACATCGGTTGCAGGTAACTCTATGCCAAGCTGCTTTTCTATCTCTATGCGATACTGGAATGCTAAGTGTTCTGCAATGTGAGCAGACACCGCACCCATAAGAGCCTGTTGATTAGGAGCCTGAGATAGAAGCTCCAGTATCTTAGGATCTCGCATAGCAGCCAAGTGTGTTTGTATATGCGCTTCGTGATCCTGATAAGAGAACGCTTTAGCTGGCTTGCCATTAATGAAATCCATATTCTCTGTGACGGGATCTTTCGGTTGAAACTCATCCTCTTCTGGAACAAGCGTTTCTGGATCTCTAATCCCCAACACTTCAAGCATCTGTCTGTGCAAAGCTGGCAGGTCGTAGAGTTGAGGAGCCTGTTGTGCTAACTGCAATGCTGCCTGATACTGCATGATCCTTTGTGACATTGTGGAAGCATTCGGATTGGCTACAGGTATCACATCTATCTGATCACTAAAGTCTTCTATAATATCATCACGGTTCCCATATGGCTGATACGGATATTCTGAAGGCCCAAAGTCTTTGACTATCCTAGAAATAAGACGAAGCTCATTCTTCATGGATGCGTGTAGTCTGGCCTGTATAGCAGACATCACTTTCATGTTTCGTTCTATTAATGCCAGTGTAGTTCCAACTGGTGCTTGAGAATTCATATCCGCTGCCTTTACATCTGCCATAGATGCGAAACGACGAGCTTCCTCTACCAGATTATTCAGCAACGAATACAGAGTGCCACTTGGTTCTTTGTATGGTAGAAATGATATGTTTTCTTTAATTGATCCACCGGGAACATCTACATCTCTGAACTCTCCCGGCATGATAGGAGTATCGTCTGCGATGATGCGCATACCCCTTGTCTTCAAACCGCCGGGAAGATTTGCCAGTGTTCCAGCATCGATCAGCTGTCTAAGGATTGAGGTTGATGACTTTACTAGACCGCCTATTAGGTGAACCAACCCCAATCCATAAAACCCTAAACCGGGAATATATTCGTAGTGAATGAAATGATCTCGTCTTCTTTTGAGCGGATCTTCTTCCAAGAAGTTTCTACGAATAGATAATACTTGAGCAGAGCCTTTATCAACTGTTACAACATAAGGCACAGCTATACCCGTAGCCTCTCCATCCTGCATATCCTCAAACCCTTCTATATCAAGATCAACTTGTATCTCAAGAAGAGTATGGACAGTTTCACTTTTCAGATATGAACCCATCGAGCTATAGGATAGATTCTCCCCCACGATCTCAGCTTTCTTTTCTTTCACTGGATCAATGTAGGCTTCTGCGCCATTTAGTTCTACATCACGATAGAATCCTGATACTTGCAGCTTTCTTATTTCATTAGCCGACTTGCGCATACGATGCGTCATACGGCTTAGTGTTTTGATATCTGTAGCCCCGTTGTAGACAACGACATCTTCTGCCGGGATAAACATCGAACATGGTCTACCCATATTCGGATCGTAATAAACTTTCTTGAAAGAACTACCAGCTAGGGGCAAAGAGAAAAGCATACGTTCTGTCTCTGCGCGAAACTCTGACATCTCTTCAGTCAGCAGATAGTTTAAATAGGTTTGTACTCTACCCGACTGTTCATAAAGCTCACTGGTAACTTCGCCAATGATCTTGGTTCTTGCTGGGCCTTGTGCCGGGAATAGTTCTGATATTGCCTGTGATTGGAATCTGATAACTGACTCTGCAAGTAATGGATGGTGAACTCCGCAAGCACCGGGCCAAGGCTCTGTGCGGTCTTCTATCTTCAGTCCTAGTAGATCCAGACCCTCGATGTAGGTATCTTCCCAATCTTTTCTGGATGATAGGTCATCTTCATATGCACCAATCAGTTCTTGTGCTAATGACGTGACATAATCTTCTGGTAGGTATTCAGATAAATTTGAATCAAAGGGAGCGTCATCTACAGATGGATCAGGATCGAAGTCTATTATCATCCCACCATCTTCTGTCTCTATTGAAACTGAATCGGGATTCTCTATGTCTACGACAACCTCTTGCTCTCCAACCCTGTTGGCTATATCAGCCATTACTACAGGTTCCATTCTTTTATCTACTGCCATAACTTAATCTCAAATTAGTCTTGTGCGCCCACCAAAACGGAATCCTTGTGGCATGGATATTGGTCTTCTCATCATCTCTGTTTTTCTTTTTTGCATAGCTTCTAGATCTTTTATCCGCTGTCTTTCGTTTTGAACAGGTTGTTCACGTTGTCGCAAACTTTCCGAAAGCATTTGAATGTCTTTTTCTTTTTTAAACTGATCTGGAAAATATATATTTAGAATATCGTTTCTAAGAGAAGGCAGTATGTCTTTTGATAGATCCTTTCCGTCATCTAACTTTTTAATAGCTGACTCTACGAATGGATTAAATTTTACAAAAGATGGAACATTTTCCACGTATAGATCACCGAATAGTTCAGCCGGGTCATCACTATATGTTTCAAAAATTTTAGTTGCCTGTTGTTCTATAATGTTTCTTGCTGTTTCATTTTGCTTACGTTCATTTGCTAGTCTTTGAAAAAACTCTTGTTCCTGCCTTGAAGGAGGAAGAGAGGGTTGTTTTCTTTTGAGCATAGATGCTTCTGGTGAAAATGATCTTTCCATTAATGAGCGTAAAGATTTATCTTCCATTAAACGATCCTAATAATAGTTGGCTAATCTTCTAGGCGTTCTTTCTTCATATTCATCATGCTCTAGTGCGATGAACCCACCTTGTCTGAAACGAAGCAGTGCCTGAGTAGATGAGTCAACCAAGTCATCGTGATCCCCCACAGGAAAAGAAGCGAACTCCTCGATCACTTCTTCTGCCCATCTCTTTGGAGGACACCAGACAATTCCTGATGCGAAAAAGTCTGCAACTGCATTGACCCTTGAAACTTTATCATTCCCCCTTGATGGAGTGTACTCTGTTACAGGTATACCCATTGATCTTAATTCATGTATGAGTGGAGCACCAGCTGCTTTTGCTTCCACAATAAATGCATCCGGTTCCCATTCCTGATACATTTCAAGCGCACGTTTCTTCAGTGTGGGGAACTCCATTCGTTCTTTCAGCGCATCCAAAAGAATAATGTTGGGTGCTTGCATCCCATTTGAGTCATCAGAATAAAACACGCCCCATGTGGTACAGGCAGAGTAGTCTGCCCTTTCGTGTTTCATAAAGGCGGTATCCCAAGACTGTATAATAAAACTGACATAGGGCGGTTCCCGTTCTTCCCATGTCTGCCACCAATCACGCTTAATAATTGCTGACTCTTCTGATGTAGGGCTTTGTTGATACTGTGCTTCCCACTTAGATACAGGTAGTTCTGCCTTTAGTTTCTCCAATTCTGCGATGGGCCAATACTCAGGCCATAGTGAATTGCCAGAAGGTAGTATTGCGGGTAGTTCTATTACATCCCATTCATCTGATCCCTCACGTTGCATAGAGTCCCGCATGATCTGACCGCATAAATCTTTACGACTCCAACGGGTCATAACGATAATAATAGCCCCACCGGGCTGTAGTCTCTGCCTTGGGCCAGAGCTAAACCATTCGTATGTAGAATCAAATACCTTTGGATCGGCCTGTTGGCCCTGTTGTTCTGAGTGCGGGTCATCTATAATAAGCAAATCAGCACCACGGCCAGTTACTGCACCGCCAACACCCACAGAGAAATACTC